TCCAAAATTATACAAACACACATCTTTGACACCACCACGCAAACTTTTCAGCTCCACATAGCGCTCTTTATCAAAACGCACAAACTTGCAAACCTCATTATCCGCTGTCGTAACAGAAAACAAAGACCCTTCATCACGATACTGCTTAAGGTAAGTAGAAAAGAAATGCCGCGGAAACAAACCAATACTCCCGCGCACCATCATCCCACACACAACCATTCCACTCTCATCCTGAATTCTCACCATCGCTGGAACAAAGGTCGAGGATTCTAATGATATAGCCTGCGCATCCGCGTTACCTTCTGCTTCACCAATATCCGCTTCTGGAAACTCCATATTGGTTTTCGTCACAGGCCACTGTGGAACAACACAACGCAAGGCCCTATGCATATCTTCGAAAGCCCCCTCCATCCGATCAATCCACGCTTGAGAAGGAACCTCTCCAGCCAACAACGCCGCATTGTACGTATCAACATTCTCTCTGCAACACTCCAAACGATCAATCAAAGGTTTTGCTTCGAAGTCATTCGACGCGGCCGCCAATTTCTGGACCCAACGATGAGCCAACGGGATTGACTTCCCGCTTTCAGCCACGAACACACGCTTGGCCGCAACTCCACGCTTGAACTTCACACGCTCTGGACTACTTTCCGCAACACCACAATTACGATTACGCAAAAACCACCACAAAAAGCCTCCAATCGAACCCAAAACACCAACAACTTTCAACCAAAAAGCTGCTCGAGGATGGGACTGTAACCACGTAACACGTTGATTCTCCACTTCAGAGACGGCATCAAACCATTGATCCTCTTGAAGCCCCGGTATAGACGAAACCCGGGACCGCACTCCCACGCGAGTACCTGTCACACGCGTTAGAAAATCTCCAGCTGTTTCAGGCGTATCCACTCCAATGTCCTTAAGCATAGTGTCAAAACCACGCGTCAACTTAGGATTCACACAATCACCAAGCACAACAAGACCTTCAGCTACTTCACGCACGACGCGTTCCACGCCAACTGCAGGCAACATCTGAACTTCCATCTCTCGTTGCTCATACTCACGACGCACACGATCAACA